GGTATGTACGCAGAATATAGGAAGCCTCCGCCAGTTTGTATTCCCGAAGCAGATCCGCCACTTCGTCAGGCACTTCAACAACAGTATCCTGTATATAATAGGGATAGTAATCTTTAAGATTGATTTTCTTCATAGTAAATTCCTCCAATTTCGATTTTTTAGTTGACAGGCAAAATCGAAATCAGAGGGTGGGGAACGGCAGCCGGGACTGTCACACTCGCATTTTCTAAAACAGGGTACAAAAAAACGCGCCTGCAAAAACACAGACGCGCACCAAAACAGAGCATTGTAAAAGCATACTGGAATATGCCGGAATTTGTATTTTTCTGTCGAACCAAAAAACCCCGCAGTTCTTTGACGAATTGCAGGGTCTAATAATTGAATTCTCGAATAAAGACGCGGACTGAGCCCGTAAGGTACTTTCCATAGCATTCCAGATTCTCCCTCCCCGAAAGGAGGAAGTAAGCAAGCTTACTTACAGCAGGTCCCCTTTCTTTGAGGGCATTATATATGGGGAAATTCCATATCCTTACCTGTTTTATCCTATTTCCAACCAAGATGACCGCAAGTTTTGGCATTAGTAGATAGTATTTGTGTAATTAGGACAAAAAAGAACAAAGCCACAAGATAAAACATACCTTGCAGCTTTGCTCATTAAGTATCAAATTTATATCCTACGCCAGTCACACTTTTAATGTAATCCGGCACATCCGGCGAGATTTTCAACTTTTTCCGCATATTACTGATGTGGTTGTTGACAGCTTTTCGTGAGTAGTAGGAATAATCCTCATTCCACACAATCTCAATAATCATCTCATAGGTGAATACCCGCTTGGGATTTTGGATCAGCAATGCCAGTATATCAAATTCTTTAGCCGTCAGATCGACAACCTGATTTTGAACCCGTACAAGTCTTTGCTCCAGGCATACATACAGATTGCCCTCCTGAATCTCAGTTAGCAGTTGGCTGTTATTGTGCCCTCGGATATATGAAGTGAAACATGGTACGCAGATTTTCTCATACTCTTGGACAAACTCTGTCAAATCTTTTTTCTTATCAGCGTTAAGAACTGCAAATAACTTCTCACCTATCTGTCTGCCGGATTCGGATATATCCAGAACAACTAATTTCCCATACTACCACCTCCACACTCATTCCTTCACTTAAATTTATTACATTTAGCAAATTATCTTTTCTGAAATAACATAGTCCTAAAGATAGAAGTAAAAACAACTACCAGTATTGAATGGACTTTTTACCTATATGAAGACTTGATTATATTGAACGCATGTTGTTTTGAATAAATTTACTACTTATTTCGTATCATCAATTTTCCGCAAACTGGGTAGCAAAAATGCAGTGAGGGCAACTATTATGATACCTACTCCACAAATCACAAACCATTTCTCAACTCCAAACTTCTCGGCCAAAGGTCCGGAAATGAGAAGACCCAACGGCATAGCAAAAGATGCGGCACTTGTTAGCAACGAAAAAACTCTCCCCAAATATTCAGGCTTGATAGTTTCTTGAAAAATTGCATTTTGTACACCGTAAAACGGAGCAGCAATTCCCATAGCCGTACAACATACGATAAATATGAGAAATGCACCTGACGGTAAGAGGCCAGAGACGGTAATGCTAATGCCCATAAGAAGGACGGAAAAGCAGATGGTGTGCGTGCGCCTCTTGAAGCCGCCCCAAATGCTCAAGATGATACCGCCCAACAGCATACCAACAGCAAAAGCAATTTCTGCGGCAGAAGCATGGGCTGGTGTTCCTCCAAAATAGGACATACTGATAAGTGGATAAAGTGAACTAATCGGCATATAGAAAAACATATAAATTACGCCAATCCACAACAAGGCAAAAAGCCCTCTGTTTCGCTTTAACACCATGTAGCCTTCTTTTATATCCTGCATAAACTGCTGACTTTTCTGTTCTGTGCATACATCGGGAGTTGGGATGGCAGAGATCGCGACCGTCACGCAAGCCAGGATTGCCCCCACAATATCCAACATAATAATTGCGTTAAGCGGCCAGACGGCATATAAAAATGCGGCGGCGGCTGGACTGATGATAGAGCTTACCGCTTGTATTGTCTGTGCGTAACCAGCACATTTTGTCAGCTCATCTTTCGGTACAATCATAGGCGTTGTCGCACTAAATGCAGGAGAATGGAATGCGGTTCCCGTACTGCGAATAAACAGCACGACCATAATTGCCCATACAGGCAATTCCGTGTATAGTGCGGCCAAAGCCAAAAGTCCACCTGCGGCGGCAATCATCAAATCCGCTCCAATCATTACACCTTTACGGCTGTGACGGTCAACGAAAACCCCCGCAAACGGCCCTAAACAGGCCTGTGGTAAAAAGCCGATTAAAGTTGCAATCGTCAATATAATTGCGGAATTCGTTTTCGCAACCAAATAAAAGATAATAGCCATTTGCAGGATGCCGCTACTGATAAAAGATACACCCTGTCCAATGAGAAGTGTAAAATAATTTCTCTTCCATGAATTGTTGTTTTGAGTCATAATATAAACCTCCTTTTTTATTGCATTGTTCCTTTGTTTTTTGCAATAAAAAACAGGCGCTGCCCCACAAAGAGGGCAAACGCCTGCATAAGAATAAAGCACAAAAGCTACACGATACAGTTCAAAGACCGTTCGTGTCAGACTTACGTGTTTATTATGTATACGCACACAAAAAAAGCCCACTGAGTGGAAAAATACCTCTACTTTTTATTGCATATTAGCGTACACAAATTAACACACGTAAGCCTCCTTCCATTTTCAAACTTTCGATACTATACCATGTATCAGATGGATTGTCAATAGTCTTCTGAAATTATTTTGAGATGTAAAACAAAATTGGCAAGCAATGCAATCTTCCGTAAGATTGCGTATTTAGCAGAAATCCCGTACCCGGAATTTCTGCTAAATGCTTGTTGGTGACATGTCCCCAAACCCCTGAGATCATCACCTGCGGTGATGGCTGCGCGTTCCGTTGGAACGCTGAAAAAACAAAAGCAGGAAGAAACCTATTGCCGTGACTTCTGCGATTCCCTCTGCGGTTCCCGCCCGGTGGGAATATCCAGCAAATGCTCCACATTCGCCCGGACATTATAAAGCTCTTTCATATCAGCCCTGGCCTGCTTATAAGCAGAGTAGGCTTTCCGTTTCTGTTCCAGAAGCCCGGCATATTCCTCTCGCAGAGCTTTGACGGAGGGCAGCTTTGTGATTCCCACCTCGTCAAAATATTTCTTCGCTGTTTGGTGCAGAAGGATTTCCGCCTCATGTGCCGCACGGAATTTTTTGCTGTACCCAGCTTTTCGGTATTCCACATAGACCGCTCGCGTCTTGGCGTAGTTTACGATCTGTTTCTGCAGCTCCCCGTTGGCGGCCATCTGCGATTCCAGTTCCTTGATCTGTACTGACAACGCATTAAAGCTGGCGGTGACGGCATCTGATTTTTCCTGCAAATCCTCATAACTCATATCGCCATGCTCTTTGAGATAAATTACCGCCTGGGAGAGCTGTTTTAAGTTAAACACCTTCGCCCAGCGTTCATACCCCGGACCTTTGCCGGAACGGATTGCCGCCTCAATATCCACTAGCAGCCCGACTTTGGAAACCGGCTTTTGGGGAGAGGTACGGCGCGGCTTTACTATCCGGGCGCCTGTGATCCGTTCTTTGATAGCCTGCTCGGTATAGTCGCCTTTCAGCGTGTCACACCGGGTATATCTATCTTCCGGCGACAAGCGAAAACGAAGGTACTTTCGCTCCCGGTTGACTTCAATCCCGGCCGCCTCCAGCTTCTTCAACAGTTCTTCAAAGTCCTTCGGCTTTTCTTCCAGGGCCGCGTCAATGGCACAGCGGATCTGTTCCTGGTGGGAGGGCTGTTTTTTATTTCCCAGCCATGTACCATAGTGATCCCGGCTGGGCTTCGGATCCTCTACAATGGAAAGACCATGCTCTAAGCACAGCTTGTCATTCATGCGCCGGATTGCCCAGGTGGATCCCCAGAAGTTGCGGAACTTTTTCTGACAGTCCAGCGTTGTGGAATTTATGATGATGTGGTTATGGACATGGTGCTTGTCTACATGGGTACAGACAACAAAAGCGTGATTGCCTTTTGTCAGTTTCAGAGCAAGCTCCCGCCCAATCTGGTTCGCTTCTTCCGGCGTGACCTCGCCGGGCTTGAAAGCCTGCCGGAGATGGTAGGCGATCACATCGTCCGCGCCCTGGTTTCGTCCGGTCAGGTTCGCATACTGCCGCTTGGATAGAAGAAACTCCGCGTCGGCAATCCGGGTATCACACTCATAGCCATAAATAAATTTCCCAAAATCGGTTTTCTGTGGATTCTCCACGTAGTCAATGATGTCTGCAATGGCCGTGGAAATATCCCGGCCTTTTCCAATGTGCAGAGGCATCAGCCGTGTGGTCGCCATATCGTCACCTCCTTAGTCTGAAAATCATTATGTTATCGTGCGTGTTCTTTTTTCGTTTTTGGTTTATCCTTATGCGCTGCCTGCCGTCCGGCATGTTGATTTAGGCTGTCTCGGACAGAGGGCTTTTGTTCCTGAGTAAGCGGACATTCCCGCCTGGCCTGGGAGAGAAACAGGTCGGTAAGTCCGGGATTGCAGCGGTCCACGGCAAAGCAAACATTCCGGTCATATCCGAAACCGTCCTTATCCTCACAGACCGGAACCGTCTGCGCCCATGCTTTATTGTCCCGTGAAATGCGCCCGTCATAATCTTTCTGCCGGACCGTGTTGGCAAGGACATAAAAAATCCGGCCAGGATCAAACTGCTGTAAGACCTGCTGCACACATGCCGTACCTAAACGGTTATCCCGGTAGTTGTCCGTTATGGCCTGTTCGATTGCCTCCCTGCACGCAATGTTTGCCTTGTGGGAAGCGTGGTACTGATCCAGCTCCCCATGCTCATACGCATAGGTGGCAGAATGGAAATAAATTGGCGTTGTATCTTTCAATGAAATCCCTCCAATCAAAAAGCTGCCTTGACAGACAGCCGTAATTATAGAAAAAGGGCGGGGCTGCCAATGCGCCCCGCCGAACCTGTTTAACCAAATATAAAATCTTTCAGGGAGCCATTTACGCCGCCGATCATGCCAACAAGCCAGGCCGCCGCCATCGGCAGACCGTAAGGACTTAAAAGAAATGCAACCACCAGCCAGGACAGCCCCGGCCAGAATCCGGCAATGAAGAACAGCACCAGCGCCGCCAGAAAAACAATTCCTGATAAAATTCCCAGCACAGCGCCGGAAATCACAACAAGAAATTTACAAACCAAATAAAGGATCCCCATAACCAGGACAAAGGGGAGTGCCAACAGTTTACCAATCAGACGCATACGCCCGCCTCCTTTCGATAGGGAAGTTTATTCCCTATAAAAATTCTACCGTGCCGGACCACGGAAAGCAACGGTGTTTCTTCCTGTTTACGAAATGTTCGCAAATCCCCGCAGCAGCTTATCCATGCCATCCCAGAGGCCGTCCAACCGGGTACGCAGATCCTCCACATCGGCGGCGTAAACGCTGCCGGTTTCATTGGCCCGCTTTGCATACTGGTTCAAGTTATTGGAACAGATACGAAGGAGGCGCACCATTTCCTGAATATCGCCCATGTCAAGGTGAATAATGTAGCCGTCCACCGCCATCTTCCGAAGGTAAGCGGAGAGGTTGGTAATGCCAAGCTCCGCCATGCGCCCCTTTACTAGCTCCGCATCCTGCTCGGACATGACGAACTCCACCCGGACAGTTTTTTTGTTCTGCCCGGCCTTCATCGTTCTGTCTCCCTTTTGCGGGAGGGCGGTTTATGGGAAGAAGCTGCCGCCGTCTGCGCCTCTTTGAGCCTTCCCCGCATGGTGCTTTTCTTCAGGCTGTCAATGTATTCTTTTATATCGCCGTTCACAGCATGGTAGGAACGTTTGAACCGTTCCCGTCTCAGGATCATGGCAAGCTCCGTTTCGCTTTCCGGTAAATCCGTCATTGACTTTGGATTCCCATGCAGCGGCATAAGCTCATTCATAAGCCGCCTCCGCTCCTGGTAGGGAAGCGTGAAATTGGTTCCATCCTCAAAAGCAACAGCGACTTTCCCAATGGGGCAGGTCAGCGATTTCACCCGTTCCACATGCGTCCCATAATCCAGCGGATAAATAGTTCCAGTCACTTTTCCGTCCTTGACATCTTTGACAGAGAGGGCATAGGCCAGGATCGGGTCTTTCGTCTGCTCGTGGTAGAACCGCCACACTTTATTTGCATGGCTGCCCTCCAGGTAGACTTCCCATTCCCGCAGGGTATAGGTGCCGCAGGGTCTTGACATCCACAGGAGGCGGCGGTCCTCCGGCTCCCCTGACAGGACCAGGTTTTGGATCAGTTCCTTATCCATGTCGAAATCGTCTTTATAGTGCTGCGTATGCAGCTCCATGATCTGCCCCAGGCTGTCCAGTATGTCCACACCTTCAAACCTTGCCGCGCCCATCAGCGTTCCCTCTCCGGCAGAGGCGGTGCGGCCTGCCTTGCCTCATGCTCCGGACGGTCGGCTTTCAGTCGTTCCATTAGGGAAGGCTTTTCCTCCGGTAATGTTTCCGGTGCCAGTTCCCGGATTTCCTCATAGGTCTGGCCGTCCGTCAGATCCGGGCGTTCCGGCGGTTCATTATTCAGCCTGCCATCCAGCATATTGTAGTTGCCGGTCTGTCCTTCCTCGTAAAGCTCCGCATTATACAGGTAGCTTTCCTGGGGCTTAAAAGGCTGCCCGGCAAACAGGATTTCCCTGCGGGGCGTAAACTGTGAAAGCACACCCTCCCGGAGCCTTGCAAAATCTTCATACTGGCGCAGGGTAAGGCCTCGCTCCAGCATTTCCGCCTGGGTGTGCGCCCAGCCCTCCCCATAGAGAAAATAATACATATCCGGCTGGTCGCAGACAAAGCACAGGGATCCGTCCTGATTGTCATAATAACCTGGAAGCTCCCCGTCAGAGTGATAACGTTCTTCCTTTCCAAGATACACCCGGTTATCCGCACCCAGCATAGCCACCATGCCAGCATAATTGCTGTGGACCGCAGAACGGATTTCTACCAGCGGGTCCGGCTCTGGCGTGATCTGCCTGCCGGGAATCTCATTTTGTTTCTCCGTCGCCGCATTTTTAGGTGTCACTTCCTCCTGGGCGCGGGCATCTAAATCCGGCTGTGCCGTTCCTTTCCGAACAGCGCCGGGTTCCGGTTCCTTTTCTTTTACATAATAGTGGACGTTTGCCGTAGTATGGCTGCCTGCTTTTTTTGCGTAGTCCTCGGCTGCCTCTTTGGAGGTAAATTCCAAAGGTTTTCCGTCCTCCTTGCACCAGGCCTCTGCCCGGCCGAAAATGGACGCGCCGCTGCGGACCGCCCATACGCCATAAATTTTTTCTTTTTCCATTCCAATCCTCCTTACCGTTCCGGCTGCTTTGGCTGTTTCTGGCTCCTTGCCGGTTCTGCCGGTTTTGTTTCCTTTAGCTGCTGCCGGAGGGAAAGCTTTCGTTCCGGCTCCGCTTCGGAATCCGTGATATTGACATACTCGCCGATGATACAAAGGGCCTCGCTATAACTGCCGGAAGCAAATACACGGTCCTTCATTTCCTGTGCCTGTTTCTTCAGGTCATGCTCCCGCAGGATGCGGGCGGCAATCCCTACCAGGTTAAAGATATTCCCATCCTGGCCGATCAGCGCACAGTCGGGCTTCTCCGGCTCCGGCGCAGGCTCCCCGATAAATCCGCCCAGGCGGTTCGGCACAAAGTCTGAAAGCCAGGTGCCGCCGAAAGTCTCATGGGTCTGCAACCGCCACATGGCAAGTTTCCCGATTTCCAGCTTCACATCCTCGAAAGGATAGAGCAGACAGGTAAGCTCTCCGTACTGGAAAGTGGAAACGTCCTTAAATTTGCTGCCGTCCTTCAAAATACCTGCCTCGGTGAACATCTCATTGATCCCGTCCACCCATTCCTGTGCGTCTCCGCCACACCCCTGCAAAATCAGTCCGTCTTTGCCTTCCATACGGCGAAGGTCCTCTGTTGTGATTGTATTGATACTCAAATAAACCGCCTCCTATCGTTCCTGTTGATGGTTGGTTTTCGGCCGGATGGTTTCTGCCTCCGGCTGTTTCTTTAGCTGCCTGCGGACAGAGGGCTTCTGTTCCGCTTTCCTCATATCCGCAAAAATATCTGACATGGGCCGCTCCCAGCGGTTCCCAAATCCCCGGAGTACCGTGTCCGCCAGTGCGCCGTTCTCCCGGAACATTTCTAAGGTACTGTATGCCCGGTCAAACAAATCCGCACACCGTTCATCCACGTTGGGGGCAAAGTGGATCACCCCATAGGGATAATTGCCACCGGTTCCAATCCATCCCCTTACAAAATCATCAAAATCCTTTGTGATCCCGGCATCGGCCAGTTCCACCGCATGGCTGGAATCCGTCAGGCTTGCTGCCGCATATTGCCTGCCTAAGACCAGCACCCCCGTGTCCGGGTTATACAGAAAGCGCCGGTTGTCAATCTGCTGCATGTCAATGGCCTGTGTCCGTGTGTCGATCCGCATGATTTCCTTTGTAATCGCTATATCCTTTATCTGCATCCCTCCTGTCTGTTTTGAATCTGTCCGCAACTTAACCCTATTTCAGAGCACCAGAGTATTCTAATACAGCTACCTAAATGACAAGGGCCGGAAAGCCTTTGAAATCAAGCTCTTTTTTGGCTAACTTGCGGACATATCACTACTTATTCCGGCGTTCCCGCCGCTTTCGTTCCCGCTCATACTTCCGCCTGGCAGATACCCGGCACATATCGGAACAATACGCCTGGCTGGTGGTGGGAAGATACGCCCTGCCGCAGACCGGACAGGTTTTCTGCCTCATGGACGTGTCCTCCCCGGTAATAGCGGATTCCAGCGCCGGGTCAGCCGGCAGCACCGCCTCCCGGAAATACCGGCAGTAAGAACCGGTCCACCATTTCTGCAGCATGTAACAGGGGCAGTCCAAAGGCAGACAGAGCTGGTCCTGATTGTCATAGTTGGCGCAGCATTTTGTTACCTGCTTTCGGATCGCCGCCCGCTGGTCGCGTGTCAGTTCCCGTGGCGGCCGGCTGCTCATTTGCGCCTGCCTTTCTTTGCCGGAAATTCCAACTTGAAATTCACATACTTATCCCCGGTATCATCCAGGATCACTACCGCGTCATAGGTTTTCCCCGTTTTTTCGCTGTAAAGCCCGGACATGGAAACGCGGCCCTCTTTCAAAAGAGCCGCCGCCACAGATTTTGTAATGGATTTTTTCTTACTGGAAAAGAATTTATTGTCTTTCCAGAGGGCAAAAGAGCATTCCCGGTTATCACAGAAGAATCCCTTTTTGCCCTCATATACCGGGGCGCCGCAGCGGGGGCAGACGCCGACAGCCTCATGCGCTTTTCCCTTTGCGTCGGGAAACAGGGAAGCAAAGCGTTCCTCCGGGGCGGTATGCTCCTTTACCAGCGCACGGCTCATATCTGCAATCCCTTCCATGAATGATTCTGCGGAAAGTTCGCCCCGTTCCACCTGTTTCAGCCTGGATTCCCATTCTGCGGTCAGAATCGGTGATTTGATGTTGTCCGGCAGTACAGCAATCAGGTTTGTGCCTTTCTCCGTGGGGATAAGCTGCTTTTTCTTCCGCTGCACAAATCCGGTGGAGACCAGCTTTTCCAGCGTGGCCGCACGGGTGGCCGGGGTGCCTAAACCTTTTCGCTCGGCATCTTCCGGCATATCTTCCGCACCGGCTGTCTCCATTGCCGCCAGAAGGGAATCTTCGGTATAGTGTTTCGGCGGGGAAGTCTTGCCCTCCCGGACGCCGGCAGAGACCGTTTCAAAAATCTGTCCTTCCTGCAGCATAGGGAGGGAAGCGTCCGTGTCGCCGCCATCCTCCGGCCCGGATTCTTTCAATCCCATGCGGTAGAGGCGTTCCACCTCTTTCCATCCGGCCTGTAAAACGGTTTTTCCCTTTGCCGTAAACAAATACCCCTGGCAGTCCAGAACCGCCGTCACCGCCTCGAACCGGTGCGTCTGTGCCGTGGCAGAAAGGAGCCTTGCAGCAATCAGCGTCAGCACATCCCGCTCCCCGGAAGGAAGCTCCGATAGATCCGTCCGGGCAATCTCCACTGTAGGGATGATCGCGTGGTGGTCGGTCACTTTGCTGCCATCCGTTACACGGTCAATATCCGGCTCCCCGGCGCATCCCTTTCCAAAAGGCATATTTCCCCGCAGCCAGAGGACCAGGGAAGCGGCGGTTGCCTGCATATCCTCGGAGAGATACTGGCTGTCCGTCCGGGGATAGGTTGCCAGCTTTTTCTCATAAAGGGACTGCACATAGTCAAGGGTCTGTTGGGCGGTATAGCCATAGATACGGTTACATTCCCGCTGTAAAGTCGTCAGGTCATAGAGGTGGGGCGTCTGCACGGTCTTGACCTGCTTTTCCACGGACTGTACCGAAGTGGCCTGTTTATCGCACTCTATACGGATTGTGTCGGCTTCGGCTTTTTCAGCCAGCTTTTCACCGGAGGCGGTAAACCCGCCGCAGGTAATCTCCGGCACATAGAACGGCCTGCTTACAAATGCCCCAATATCCGCCTCCCGCTGTACCAGCAGCGCCAGGGTGGGCGACATCACACGGCCCACATTCAGCGTGACCCCGTACAGGACAGAGAAAAGCCGGGTAGCGTTAATCCCAACCAGCCAGTCAGCCCCGGCCCGGCAGACCGCCACATCATAGAGTGTATCGTAATCACTTCCGGGGCGCAGGTGTTCAAAGCCGTCCCGGATCGCAGCATCCTCCATACTGGAAATCCAGAGGCGTTCCATTGGTTTCTTACATCCAGCGTGTTCGTAGACCAGACGGAAGATCAGCTCACCCTCACGCCCGGCGTCTGTTGCGCACACCACGGAATCCACCCCTTTGTCCTTCATCAGCCGGCACAGAAGGGCAAGCTGTTTCTTTTTATCCTTTGGGACCTCATATTTCCATGTTTCCGGCAGGATAGGCAGGTCAGCGTAACGCCATCTGGCATACTGTTCCCCGTAAGCCTCCGGCTGTGCCAGTTCCAGAAGGTGCCCTATGCACCAGCTCACCAGATAGCCGCCGCCCTCCAGATAGCCGTCTTTTTTCTCATTCGCACCTAATACCGCCGCCAGCGACATGGCGACAGAGGGCTTTTCCGCAATTACCAACTTCATTGTTCCGTCCTCCTTTGCAGTTGTTCAAATTCTTCGTCCGCCTGTTTTCCGGACTGTAAAAGGCACATCAGCACAACGCCGGCAGACATCCCTCCTGTGAATGTCAGGAAGTGTATAAGTATGTTCCACATAAAAATCCCTCCTAAATTTGGATATAAAAAGAGCGAGGGCATTTTCAGTCTTCGCTCTTTATTTCAGATATTCAATTATAGTAGCGGGTAAAAGAAATACCCACAGTGAAACTCGCTCTTTATTTTTTAATACTACAAACAGGAATTTACCTATTTGTCCACAAAATTTTTATATTGTTTTTTAGGCTTATTATGAATATATACAGTACAACTTTGTTTTGGACATATATTTACACAACGATAACACAATGTACAATTATTATTTTGTTTAACTTTTCCATCTGTCATTTTCAAATTATTCATCTGTATCTAGCTCTTTAATTAAATTTGTTCTTTTGTTTTTCTGCTTTATTGTATGTATTAGCTAGCTGCCCACAAGCTGCTTTAATTTCTCTACCATGAGAAACTCTCATGGTAACTTCAAGCCCTGTTTGTTCTAATTGGCGTTTGAACGCAACCATTTCCCGTTTTTGTGGCGCTCTAATTTTTGAATTACTTGTCGGGTTGTATTGCAATACGTTAATCATAACATTTTTGCCCTTAAACCATTTTGCAAGTTGCCTTACATCTGAAAGGCGGTCATTTATACCTGGTAAAAGTAAATACGCAAATACAACTTTTCGATTATGCCTTTGAGAATAGGACAAGGCTTGCTTAACAACATCTTCAATAGAATACATGTGCAAATGAGGAATGATACAGTTTCTTGCAGCCTGTGTTGCTGCGTGTAAAGATATTGTCAACTGAATTTTTAGATGTTCTTCGCGTAAATTTTTTAATTGATTGACTGGGCCAACTGTTGATATGGTAATGCCATCGGTTGGAAAGTTAAGCCCATTTCTATCTCGAAGAATATGGATTGCCGCAATCAAGTTGTCGTAATTGAATAAAGGCTCTCCCATACCCATAAAAACAATACGATTTACCTTTTGACGTATCAATATGACCTGCTGCACAATTTCAGACGGTGTTAGATTACGAACAAAACCATTGCGCCCAGACTCACAAAAAATACAGCCAACAGGACAACCAACTTGTGTACTTACACAAACAGTACCACCATCCCGCCGCTTGATAAAGACCGTTTCAATATATTTGTTGTCTTTCAATTCATAAACATACTTTTCAGTATCGTTACTTTTATAGATTTTTTCAACTGATATTGATAAATTTTTTTTGCGAGGGGATTGTTTATACAATTCGGTATATAAGGCTTTTGCTTTATCCTCTCCAATGACTTCCGACATTTCTTTGTAAGTAAATCCGTAGGGGTCATTCAGTACTTCTGTTGGTGTATATTTAGGTATGTGTTTCATTTTTCTATCCTTTCTTCTCAAAATCAATAAGTTCGTTTTCAGAATTTTTAATTTCTAATTTTTCAACATTAACGATATGCGTCAATTTACATTTAGGGCAGAAAAGAGGAAAATCTCTTAATATCGTATTATAAAATACTTGAATCCTCGTCTTTCCATTACATCATGATTGAATCACTAAGATAAAAATATTTCCCCAACCGGGATCTCTCTAAACTCCTTTTTCATCTGGTGTGCAAACCGGATCGTCCTGACCGTGCCGCCTTTTTCCCTCCCATCATACACGGCGATCACCCGGTCCGAGTGTTCGGCCATGTAGCGGTTTCGGTGGGAATAGACGCTGGGGTGGTATTTCTCCTGCATGACGACAACATCCGCACATGCCTCCAGCATTTCATAGGTCCGCCTTTTTTCCATCAGATTATCCAGGCGCTTTTGGTAGGGGATAACTGCAATCAGTTCCAACGCCGGATTTTTCTTTTTCTTTTCCAGTACAATCTCGGCAAAATACTGGTCCACGCCTTCCGCAAACCCGCTCATAAACCGGGTAAACCCTTCTTTGACCGCAAGGTCAACCTCACGCCGCAAGGCGGCCTTGACCTTATTGATCTCTTTCTGGGGTATATCCCTGTGCCCGGTGACACAGCATGTCTTTCCTTCCATCTGTTTTTCCTCCGTCCGATAGTCTGTATTCTTCATTTCTCAAATTATAATAGATTTATTTTAATATTTCAACGGAAACACCCTTTTTTATTTTGCGAATAAGGACGAGGCGTGAGGTACAATCTATTACAGAATGGGAGGTGAAGGCGGTGTATGAAGATTTTGTCCCGGAACGGCTGGCAAAGTTGCGGACACAGAAAGGCGTATCTGCACGCGATATGTCCTTGTCGTTAGGACAGGCAAACAACTATATCAACAACATCGAAAACAAAAAATCACTTCCTGCCATGCAGTCCTTCTTCTATATCTGTGAATACCTGGGCGTGACGCCGCAGGAATTTTTTGACGAGGGGAACGCCTGCCCGGAAGCCCTTCAGGAGTTTATCGAAGAAGCAAGGAAACTGGATTCCCGGTCAATGAGCTATATCCTCGGCATTATGAAAGAGCTGAACAGCAAGCGTTAAGACGGCCACGGTGTTGGCCGCTTTTGCTATTCTGTAAATTTTTTTCGTGCCCCCTTGCATAAATGCCCCAAAGTGGATATACTATAAGTAAGAAAGTAAGAACTTCCTACTTTCAAACTCAAATAGAAGGAGATGATATTATGCTGGCCGAATTACGTCAGAAAGCCCAGGTCACGATCCCAAGGGAGATCATTGTCAAGCTCGGCCTGTCAGAGGGCGACAAGCTGGACATCTTCGAGAAGGACGGCTCCATCTGCATCATGCCGGTGGTTGTCTACCCGAAACATTACCTGAATGAACTTAAAGAAGAAATCAGCGATGTAAAAGCAAAACTCGCATCCGGGGAGCAGCCTGTCTTTGACAGCGTGGACGCCCTGTTTGACAAATTGGAGGCGGAGTGATGGCGTATGAATTTACCTTTACGCCCCGTTTCCAAAAGCACTTTAAGGGCCTGAACGCCCAGGAGAAGAAGCAGTTAAAAAACAAGCTGGAACTTCTGGCTGAAAATCCTTCCCACCCGTCGCTGCGCACCAAGCGCATCCAGGGCACCACAGACCTTTTTGAGTGCAGCGTCAACATGGACATCCGCATTATCTGGTATTACGAAGGCGATAAAATGATCATCCTGGTGGACGTGGGGCACCACGACATACTAAAACAATTCTAAACGGCAGGGCGGCGCGTCTTTTGGGCGTGCCGCCTTTTCCTGCCCTTCTATTAGTGTAACCTGCAATCTTCCCGGTATGCTCATTTCCACTACCGGCGATTATCCAAGAATCACTCCCGAAATAACATTTTTTATGTTCCGGTACTTCCAAAGCCTCCGGTTCCCCGCTGCGCGCCCAGATCTGTCACAAAGTCCGCAATCACAACCGGAGTAATCACAAGCTGCCCGATCCGTGCCCCTTTGGAAAGCTCCTGGGTGCTGCTTACATTGCTGATGATGGCATGGATCTCCCCGCGGTAGCCGGAATCCACAGGGGGCAGCTCGCAGACCAGGCCCTTTACCGCCATGCTGGTGCGGGGGAAGATATAGCCCGCGTACCCGTCCGGTATCTCAATCCCGAACCCAAGCGGTATTTTGGCAATCCCGCCCGGCTGTAAGGTGCAGTCATAGGGCATATACACATCTGCCCCGGCATCGTTGCCATGCGGCCGGAAGGGGCGCCGGCTCTCCGGCACGCCAAAGTCGATCAGTTTAATCTTCATGCGCTGCCTCCTTCCAAGATCGCCGGGTAGTCCGCCCTTAAAATATCTTCCGGCGTCATATCTGCCGCCAGTTTCCGCCCGCAGGTCATTTTCCCCTCCAGGCATTTATCCATCTGGCAGAACGGACCGACAAGGGAAGGTGCAAATAGAACGGGGCTGAGTGCATAAAGCTCCTTCCAGATTTTCAGAAGCACAATCCTTGTCTCGTCCGTGTTCCTGCGGCACACCCGCTGGCCGATGATATGTTTCCACTGGTAGGGCGTGGCGCTGATAATCAGCACATTCCGAAGCCCTTGGGGCGTGGCGTAACCCGCCGCGTCATGGCCGATTCCCTCATGGCAGAGTTTTTCATAACACCCCATGCCTTCCCGGCAGCTTGTTAAGTACAGCTCCCGGATCTTTGCCGGGGCGGTCAGAATCTCATAGGGCACGGAAAAATCCGCCTGCCCCGTGTAATTGCTGTACTGTAAGGACGCGCTCATAAATTTTACTTCGTTCTGGTGGCGCGTGATCTGGGAGAGGAACCGCCTGCTTGCCCCCACGACGGCCACGGTTATGACTGCGAATTTCTGTACCGTGGGGTGGGGAAGGTTCCCGATGGCCTCCACGGTTTTCTCACTGAACGATTGTTCATAGAGTGCCAGCAGGTCCTCCATTGTGGCGATTTTATGCCCCCGCTGGGTGAGCCTTGCCGCAAAGACCATGTTCTTCTCGGCCTCTGCAATCGCCTGGCAGTTCAAAATCTTTACTTCAATCCGGTTGATTGCTATGTCCCTCCTTTACAATGGCTTTCAGCAGAAACAGATAGTTTAAGCTGTCCGTGATCTTTTCGTCCCATGTACTCATGCCGTAGTCTGCGCTGTTATCAAAGCACATGTCATACAGGGAGACGATATGCTTTGCCAGCATACCGGCAAGGGCACGTTCCGGCGTAGTGTGCTGCAAAGCGGCAGCCGCCTTAAATGCTCCCAGCCGGTCCGTATCGTCCCCGGTATATTCTTTGGTTTTTTGTTTCAGGGTGTCGGCACAGAGCCGCACCTGCTCGTCAAATACGGCATTGACTTCCTTTTGTGTGATATGGCATCCCTCCTTTGAATCTGAAAAATGGATTGTCCCGAATATGGTATAAGATCCGGGACAGTTTTCTATGTTATCCGCTGCCTGTTAAGCGCTCGGCAGATAGATCCAGTCGTGCATCAGGCACACGCTTGGCTCGTCCTCCCTGGGAACCAGCCGGTAGGTACATTCCCCGTACACGGTCCGCTTGTCCTCAATCTCCATGCCATAGGCCTTATAGAAGCGGTATTCCAGGTTGGAGATAATACAGCGTAAGGTCTGCAATGCCTCCCGCTGGGCGGTGACGATGAGCTCCCGGTCAATGCTCCGCTTCAGGCATAAGAGAGACTTGTAAAGCTGTACTTCCGTCCGGTAAGGGCGGCAGTCTTTGGTTTCCAGCCAGCCGCTAAAGGCCACCGGTCCGCTCTGGACCACCGCCCGCTCCGGGTGGTAATACTCGTAGCAGTTCAGGTTTGCCGTATTGAGAAGGTAGAGCATTTCCCGGACCTCATTTTCCGGCATGTCGTAGAACCGCAGAAGGGAGCGGTACAAATGGACATAGCCGGGTATGGAAAGAATGGCGTTCACCATAAAGTAAATCCTCCTTGTAAATGGTCAGTGCGGGAGTTTTCACCCCCGCACCGGTTTCTGAAATATTCTGTTATTGCACCTCAACAAGTTTCCCCATGACAATGAACCGGCTGGCGCCGCCCGGCGTACAGGTGGAGAGCGTCAGCACCTTGTCACTGGACGTCACCGAAACATCCGTTTCAACGACGGAACGCTCTGCCATAGCGCGAAGCCAGGTGGTATAAGCCCCGTCGTCTTTCCAGTTAAGCCTCCAGGGGGAGGTGTCGCTGCCGGACTCTGCCGGTTTTGCCGCAAACGCAGAAAAAATCTCCATCACATAACCGCCCGTTGGGGTCACAAGGTACATCTGCCTGTGGGTATCAAAATAAGGCTGTCCGTCATATTGATTGAGCACGGCGAACATGGAGCCATCCCGCATATTGTGGCCGTAGATAATGGTATTGCGGTCTGAAAAATCCGCCTGGTTCTCATAATCCGCAAACAGGCAGCCTGCCTTGTTATAGGTCCCATCATAGAGGTGGCGCAGGTAATACTCGTTATTGTCCGTCTGCGTCACCGGGTAGTTGATGGCCGAATCAGGAAGGGTGATCCATCCGATAATGTCCGGCCCGTTTTTCTTAAGGGCCTCAAAATCCACAACAGGGAGGATTACACCAGAATCCTCCCCATCCGTTTCAGCTCCGCCTGCTGTTTCTTCCGACGCTTCGGCTGGCTCCGGCAGTTCCACGTTTTCCGCCAGTTCGTCATAGGCTCCGGCGCTCTTAGTATACTGGTTCAGGTCGCGGACCATCAGAAATCCGCTGCCAAAGGCCAGTAATACGCAGAGGGAAACCACCGTAATGCCGACAGCTTTCTTTTTCGGGGAAGTTTTCTCATACTTCCCCTTTTTGAAATAAAATACCGTGAATACACCGCCGCCAATCACAGCCAGCGCCAGCAGACAGCCGTACAAAAAGATGAAAGCATCATCCCCAGTCTGCGGTACCGGCTTTCCGGGATTGGAAGGCGTTGACGGATTAGAAGGATTGTCCGGGGTCTTGGGATTGTCCGGGTTTTTGGGTTCCTCCGGCTTCTCCGGCTTTTCGTTGAAGAACTGGACCGTTGCCGTTTCCTCTGCCTTGATCTCCACCGTGGCAGCGTCAGGAATGATATAATCTTTGCTTGCCCGGTTATTAATCTCCGTTACGGTATAAATGCCGACCCTAAGCCCTGTTACCTCAATCACGCCGGATTTTGGTGTGGTGAAGGTCTCACAGTAGGAGCCGTCCGCGCTTTTTACTTCAAAAGCAAAGCCGTCCTTTCGTCCGTCGCTGGAATCCTTTGTGATTTTTAAGTTCCCCCGGTAGGCCTCATTGGTGAAGCCGCGCCCGGCTTCGCCGTTTTCCACAACCACTGTCTGGCCGTCCTCGGTAATCTCAAAGTAGTAAGCGTTTTCGTCAAGCTGATAGCCCTCCGGCGCTTTGCTTTCTTTGATGAAGTAACCGCCCGCCAGAAGGTTCTCCGCGGTGTGATACCCTGCGTCCGCCTCTTTCAGCGTCCCCAGCTTCTTATCCTCGGAATCCAGTTCCTTGCTGCCGTTGGTGTCCTCATACAAATCGAATACCGCGCCGGAGAGGAACCGCAGGAAGGTGTTCTTATCTTCATTCTCTTTTTCCACAGGGGAAGGCTCGTCCACCGCCTCGGTTTTCATCACCTGCACGCTACCCCGGATTAGGGTATTTTCCACCCTGATTTCAATGCTTTGCCCGTCCACACCAATATAGATATGGTGCTGTTCCTGGCTTACCGTGTAAAGCGCCGGGGCAGAAATTTCCTTTACGATCCAATGGCCGTAAGGGATATTTTCAAAAGCAAAGCTGCCGTCCTCGCCCGTGGTTACGGTAAGCAGGGCGTTTTCCTCGGTAAATTCCTCTGTGTCCGGCTGAAACAATCCAATGAGTGCGCCGGACAGCTTCACATCGTCGCCGCCCTCCGGGTTCTCACCAACCTTTACACCGTCCACACGCCCGCGAAGCAGGTCATTGGAAATGGGTTCCCCCTCATTCACAAGGATCTGCACCAGCGCCGCATCCTGGCCCGCGTACTCAAACACAACCGGATATTCCGTATCAGAAAGAATGTAAGCGCTGTTTGTGGTGCGTTCCTTCACATAGTAGCTGCCAAAAGGCAGATCGGAAGCAAAGGAAGCGTCATAGCCGCCCGCCTCATCCGGGTCAACGGAAACCACTTCCAGAAGGCCGCCTGCCGGGATCACGCTGCCATCAAGGGCCGTCAGGTCAGCGGAAGCATACAGACCAAAAGAAATATCTTTGTATTCCTCATTCATGCCAAGGCCGAACAGTTCATCTGTTTCTAATTCTTTTGACAGGCTGACCGCCACTTTTTGCCGCTCGTCATACAGGCCGACGACGATCTGTGTCACTTCCACGGTCTCGCCCGCATAGGTAAGCTCCGCATATTCCGGCTGGGAGTTTAAGACCATCCCTGCCGGCGCCTGGCGTTCCTCCAGACGGTAGCGCCCCAGGTAGAGAAGGCCGCTTGCCGCGGTTCCGTCCTCCCCGGTGGTAAGGGTTTCCACAACGGTGTCTTTCGCAGCCCGTAAGGTCCCGTCTCCGGTATAAATATCTTCATCCGCAATCACGTCATAGACCGCGCCTGGAAGCCCCATGACCTCATACACCGGCTGGTACAGGCCGTCGTTCTCCTGGACGGAAGCGAATACTTCACCGGTCTTTGTAATGGTAAGCTGGCCTTTCTGCGGCATGTTGTGCTGGGTGACGGTCACGACAGATTCGCTGCCGTCAATAGTAAAGGGCACCGGCTCACTGGATAATACATACCCGTAAGGCGCCGCCACCTCGTAAAGTTCATAATCCCCGGTGTGCAGAGGTTCCGGCAGCATGAGCCATCCTTCATCGGAAACATAGAAGGTATCAAGGGTCTCCGGGTTCGGGTAATAAATCTCCTGGGTGACAAATTCCCCGGTGGAGAGGTCTTTTACCTGAAATCCCGTGCCGGGTACAGGGATGATGTTTCCGGTCTCGGCGTCGCATTTTTCCACTTTGAGACGCGCCGTAATGGTGCGGTTATTTAAGATATAGCTGTAAGTCTGTCCGTTAGAGGAAATAAACACGGTAAAGTCCGGGATCAACGCCTTGCCTTCCTCGCCGGCTGTCTGGTGGACGGTGTAACGGCCGTAAGGGAGCATTTTAGAGGCGGCAAATCCATCCCCGTCCGTGGTGAGCAGGTCGCGCTCGCTTTCCTTTGCGTTTTCATAGCTGCCCGCCGCCTTTAAGTAAACCTCAAAGACTGCGTCGGCCTCCGGGCGTTCCACGATACCCTCATTGGGTTCGTCCGTATTCTCACCTTCGGAAACATCCGGGTCTAAGTCGTCCGTATGCTTCACAAGCTGGATATTGCCGTAGATCACCGTCTCCGTAACCTGGTTCTCGGTGGTATTCAGTTCCACTTCATAAAGGGTCGGGGAAGCGCCAACCTCATAGACCGTATCATTCAAAAGATAGCCGGTGCTTGGCTCGATCTCCCGCACGGTCCAGCTATCGCCGCATACATAGTAGCGGGTCATAAAGCTGCCGTCCGACCCGGTGGTGTAGGTGTCTACCAGCTCGCCATTATTGAAAATGCCGTAGGTTGCCCCTGCAAGGGTAGCGTCGCCCTGGGCGGTCCCGGTCTCGGAGTCCGTCTTTACCACATGGACGCGGAACTTCTTTAAGATGTTGCTGAAATGGACCGCAGCGGTCTGGCCGCTCTCAATGGTGACATACTGCGCCGGAGGGGTCACATAGCGGTCCACCGGGATCTCCGTTACCAGGTAGGTGCCGGGGAACAGCCTTTTCTTGACCTGCCCGTTTTCCCCGGTGGTGACAGTCTCATTGACTTTATTCCCCAGAATGTCCGTGCCGGAAATATTGAAAGAAATCCCGGACACAATGCCGTCCTCGCTGGTCTTAACAATCTTTCCCGTGCCATAGGTTTCCGTCTTGATCTTCACAAAGAAGGAAACCGGGTCGCTGGCGCCGGTCATCATGGTCTGGTAGCCGGGCCTTCCCCAGATCAGCATATCGTTTGCAACCGGAATATCCTTTCGGAATTCAAAGGTCACAGGATCCATAATCATGTTCTTACTGGTAAAGGTATACTTGTTCCCGCTTCTTGAAACAGAAACGCCGCTGCCTTTTACGGTCTCCAGGTTGATGTTCAGGTTATTGGTGTCTGTGACCGTCAGGGTATAGATTTTCTTTTCCGTATCCCATTTCAGTTCCAGCTCCGGCGCCTCGCTTTTTCTGGTGGAGGTGAAGGAGGGAACCGTTGAGTGGGAGGCAACCTGTGAAAGAATCCAGTTGTAGGCTTTCTCTGCCGGGCGTCCGGCAATGATACTGAAATACTGGTTGGCGTCCGCATGGCCGTTCCCATGCCGGCTGTACGGGTCGCTTCTTAGCTGCTGCTGGTATTCCCAGAGGATCACCTGGGTCGCGATCTTATAATCGTCCTCGTTGATACCGGGAACCGGAAGCCTTGCCCCCGGTTTCCAGCCGTAGATTGCCGTCAGGGTAATGCCCCGTCTTGCCTCGGCGGGGAGCAGGTTCAGGTAATTGCTGTTGGTCCCGCTTTCCGATGTGTAGGTATTTTCGGAAGTGTGGTAAGGCACCCCGCTCTCCACACAGTAGACCTGCTGGCTGCTCCCGTCCGAAGCGGTCAGCATATAGTGGCGGTAGGCACTGCCACCGGAACTGCTTTTCACGTCCATTGTCCCATCGGAATGATAGACCAGGTAAGTGTAAGGCGCCGGCGCGTAATAATACTGTCCGTCAGACCCCACATAGTTGTCACCCAGCCAGGAGCTTGCTTTCTGCCCCGGCGAAAGGGCAAATGCCTGTGTGGGAACCAGGCCAAAGACGCATACCGCGCAGAGAAGCGCCGCCAGCAGCCGCATGAAGCCGCTGCGGTGGTGGATATTTGTCTTTCCCATGAAATAATCCTCACTTTCTTCATTGTTGATTGCATAAAGAAAGGACAGCGTTATTCGCCGTCCTCAGGTTCGTTATCATCCATTCTGTCGTCAAAATCATCCTCGGAGAGATATTCTGTTTCCCCGAAAGCCTCGTCCGGGTCAAAGCCCTCGCCATACCCGCCATCCTCGAAATCCTCGTCATCCTCTGCAAGCTGCTTCGGGCGCACGATTTTCACATAGTAGCCGGCGCCGCCTACTGCAAGCAGGGCAACGATGACAAAGATAATCGTTCCGGCGCTGCCTGTATTTTTCTTTGACGGTTCTGGTTCCTCCGGTTTCTCTGTTTCCTCCGGTTTTTCTTTCCCAATACAGCCCTTTAAGTCATTCTTGCAGACCGGGCAGGAGGTATTGACTTCCCCTGCAGCACACTTTTCCGTGCAGGTACAGACATCCTCTGCCGGGATCACGCTCATGCTGCCGTCACTTTTTTCCGCCAGGGCCATCAGGTCAGATTCGGTGACGCCGTTTAAGAAGTAAACATTGTTGCTGTCACGCTTTCCGTCCACAATGAGATAGAATACATTCCCGTCCTCGGTAGTAATGGTATAAAACTGTTTATCCCCATCCGCGCCGGTGGCTGTATCTAAGACCGTGCCGGTGCCCTCCGGGGTAAACGCGCCCTCCGGGACAGAGGAAGTGGAACTCTCCGAAGAACTGCCGCCTGATGATGTACTGCCGCCTGATGTTCCCCCGGAGCTGTCTGCCTGGCCTGTGTTTGTACCCGCATTGGAACTGTTCCCGGAATTATTACTGCCGGAATTGCCGGAATGATTGCCTGATGATGTACTGCCTCCCGTGGAAGCGCCGGCAGAAGAAATCCCTTTATTGGAAGTGCTGCCGCCTCCGTTGTTCTGTGTGGCCGCGCCCTGGCTGCCGGAAGAAGCTGCCGGCGCCTGGGTTGGTTTTACCGTGCCAGTCTGTGCCGGTGCAGCGGAAGGCTTTTCCGTTTCCTTTGGTTCCTCATAATAGGGGTTATCAAATTTCACGGCCTCCGAGCGGTTCCCGGCATAATCCTGGGCGTACACGATTACCTGCTTCTCCGTTCCGGCATAGTCCTTCAGCGTGACCTTTGCCGCCCCGTTGGTTAACGAGTTGATCCGGTTCCCGTCCACAAAGACCGCCTCCACGCCGGAATTGTCGTCGCTGCTTTCCACTTTCAGCGTACCGCCGTCCAGGGAAGCGGTGAGCTCCGGCGGCGTGGTGTCCTTTCCCCCGGCGGCATAAGCCGTCAGGGGCAGGACGGTGGCACCTATGGCGAGCATAAGCGCCAGAAACAAAGAAAGTTTTTTAATCCTCATTCCCATCCTCCTGTTTCTGCGGCAGCGCCTCCCCCAGAGGGGAAGCCTGCTGCGATTTTAAGAAATCCGCAAGCTGCTGGGGCGTCAGCTTATAGCTTCTTGCCACCGCCACATAGTCGGTATTTTCAAGCTCCGTTTTCTGTTCCTCCAGCTTGCGGAGTTTGCCCTGCATTTCTGCGATCTTCGCTTTGGTCTTGTCGATTTCCTTTTCCAGTTTTTCTATTTTAGGGTTCAAATTTTACCTCCAATCTGTTTAAGGCAGACGCCCAAATGTATAAAAATGCTGCTGCCAGTAACTTGTGTTGATGTTTGCGTAAGAGATCGGGTCGCCGCAATGGATCATCATTCCGTTCCCCACATAAATCCCCACATGGCTTGCGCCGCTGGTATTGTAGGTCCCCTGGAAGAAAATCAGGTCGCCCGGTTTTGCGTCGGCGCTTGATACCGGGGTACAGACCCCTAAGAGCCCGTCCGCGGTCAGACGCCCGAAATTCCAGCCGCTGTGGTTGACTACCCAGGAAACATACCCGGAACAGTCAAAGGAAGTGGAAGGGCTTGCGCCGCCCCATACATACGGATAACCTAAATACTTTTCCGCCTCCGCAAGCATGGCCGCAAACCGTTCATCCGCAAGGGCCTCCGGCGGTACGTCATAGTCAAAATAATTCCCTCCGCCTCCTGCGCCCACTTCCGGCAAATGCCGCTCGCTGGTATCTCCGGTGTCGGCAAAGTAGAGGGGATTTAAGTATTGCCCGTCCACCAGTACCTCCAGATGAAGGTGCGGCCCGGTGGAATTGCCGGTGCTGCCGACCTTTGCGATCACATCCCCGGCCTTGACTTCCTGGCCTGCGGAAACGAGAAGCTGTGAGCAGTGGCCGTACTTGGTGGTAAGGGTATGCCCCTCGTAAGCCTCTCCCTCAATAGCGATGCACAGGCCATAGCCGCCAGCGTTCCCGGCCAGCGTGACCCTGCCGTCATGCCCGGCTAAAATATCCGTGCCCTGTGCCATGCCGATGTCAACGCCGGTATGGTAATCCTTTCCCCCGCTGATGGGGTGGACCCGGTAGCCGTAGTAGCTGGTAACATAGGGGAGCCAGTTGGTGCCGAATACATTTTCCACATACTGGCGGTTCCCTTTGGTCTGCAATAAAATCTCGCAGATTTCCTTCTGTTCTTCATTCATGCGGGAGACGGCCAGGTTTTCCAGCGGCGTGGCCGTAAGTTTCACATTCAGGATGCGCCACTCATACGGCACTTCTTCCTCGGTTTCCTCGCCGGTCTCCGGGTCAATGGTGGTTTCCGTCCGGTAGCGGATTTCCGTTTCCTCGCTGAAAGATAGGGAATACTGCTCCTGAAATAGCTGCCGCAGCACGCCCTCCGCTTCACTGTAAGAAAAGTCCTGATAGACAGCGGTTAAGTAGCCCATCAGCACGTAAGGGTCATGCTCGATGGCGCCAATGTTATAACGGTACTCGTCATAGCCGGGGCGGTCGGATTCCACCCGGCCAATCTCCATCTGTAAATCCGTTTCCCATTCGGTATAGGAAAGCTCTGCCTGGTTGATGTCCTGGTCCTCCGCCAGATAGGTGGAAGCCGCCAGGCTCCCCAGGCCTCCGGTACCAATATTGGAAAATGAGGACAGCACAGAAGCAATCAGGAAGAATACCAAAAGCAGGAGAATGATAATGGCACAGGCTACCGGGTGCCGCCGGATCGTCCTGCCAATGCTGACGACAATCTTTTCCGTAGTGACAGCGGCGTCCTTTGCCCGTGTGCCGGCTTTTTTTGCCTCCCGCGCTGCTTTGGCGTACTGGCGTTTCAATTTCTGTTTCTGCCACATCCGCGCCAGGACATTCTTCTTTAATTCCGGGTTGTCATATAACGCCTGCCGGTAAGACAGGCCCGCATTTGCCCTCACAGACTTTTGCTGTAACTTTGATACCCTCCGGTAAGGCGCTGTTTTGTGCCGGTGGTATGCTGTGCGAAGTCCTGCCTCCCCCACAAGCTCGGTCCGGTGGGCCGCCTTAATGCCGATATTTTCATCCTCCGCCTGGTAAATCTTTTTATGGGCATAGCCAATGGCTGTATTTGCGCCGGCTTTCACCGGGCGCATGGGAAGGGAGCCTTTGACATGGGCCCGCTGGGATTTCACCTCCTGTTCAAATTTCAGGTGTTTTTTCGCTTTCCCGGTTTCCGGGTCGGAAGCGGTCTCAATCCGCAATTTACGGCGGGAGGGCAGACACGCTTCGGCCTGTTCTAACTTCTCCGTAGTCCGCTCCGCTTTCCGCCTTGCCTGCGTCAGCTTGTTGTCTTTGGCCTCCGGCGGCAGCTCGTCGGCGGTAAATTCCAGCTTGGAAGGTTTTTTCGGCTCAACGCCTCCGCCTTCTGTCTGCACCGCCTGTTCCTCGGCTTTTGCAGCCTCATGGAAACGCTGATAGTATTGGTTTCCGCGCTGGCGTGTCCGGCTTTTGTGCTCTGTCCGCCCAGAATCCCTTTTTGCCGCTGATGTGCCAGCCTCCAAAGGAACAGGTTCTCCGGGATCATGCCCGGAGCCATGCCGCAGAGCATCCTCTGAAAACGGCATCCGCCCGGAAGTGTCCTGGGAGGAAAATTCCTGTGCCGTTATATAACCGTTGTTATTTCCGGCAACAGGTTCCGATCCGTAAGTTTTCGCCTGCTGTGTTACTTCCGGCGTGGCCTGCAAAGGGTCCGCCTCCATCGGAAGCGGGACCGCCTGCCGATGGCTTCTTGAAGCACCGGGAGAAGGGGCATCCCTTGCCCGGCGCAGGTCAAAATCCTGCCCGCCCTGCCGCGGCGTCATGCGTTCCTCCTTATGGGAATCCCGCGCCGGCATCCGGGCATCTTTCTGTTTTCTCTGAAATTCCCCGTCACGTTCCGTTATCCTCACCTCCAGTCATGTTTAATAAGCTGCATTTCCTCACGCCTTTGTCCCCGCCACTTCATCGGGCCTGGTCGTTAAGACGCTGTACAGCAAAGTATCCTTCGGGAAGTGATCCACAAATGGGATAATCACATTTCCAAAGAACAGAAGCCCTTCGCCGGGGCCGGAATGGGTCACATAGGAAAGCTGGTGCGGGGAAATCCCAAGCTGCTTTGCCAAAATCTGTCGGTCCCCCTGAGCCTGGTTGAGCATGTAGATAAAATCCGAGTTCTCGAAAATATTCTCAATCTCACGGGAAGCCAGAAGATCCTTTACGTTCTGGGTCAGCCCTGACGGGATCCCGCCCCATTTACGGAAGCGTTTCCAGATTTCCACGCTGAAACTTCCGGTCTGGCCTTTCAAAAGGAGATGGAATTCGTCAATATAGAACCAGGTAGTCTTGTGTTTGGAACGGTTGGCGGTGACACGGTTCCAGACCGCATCCTGCATAATCAAAAGCCCGATCTCCTTTAACGCTTTTCCCAGGGATTTGAGCTGGAAGCAGAGTACCCGGTGTTTGTCCATCTGGATATTGGAACGGTGGTTGAATACATTTAAGGAACCGTTGACATAGATTTCCAGCGCCGTGGCGATATTCTGCGCCTCCGGCTCCGCCTGCTTCAAAAGCAGGTCGTAAAGGTCGCCCAAAACCGGCATTTTCTCCGGGCAGGGATCCTGCAGGTAATCCCGGTACACCAGCCTAGTGCAGCGGTCAATGATGGTACGCTCAATCGGGGAAAGCCCCTCCTTGCCGCCGATAATCAAATCGCACAGAGACAGGATAAAGTCACTTTTTAAGGTGATAGGGTTCTCGTCGTCCGAATAGTCCAGGTTAATATCCATCGGATTGATATAGTTGGTGGAAGTGGGGGAAATATCAATGACCTGCCCCTGCTCCCCAAACTGTTCCACCAATGGGCCGTACTCATTTTCGGGATCCGCAATGATGATGTCATCCTCCGTCAGAAGGAACACGTTGACGATCTCACGCTTGGCAGAGAACGACTTGCCGCTGCCCGGCGTCCCCAGGAACAGTCCATTTGGATTCTTTAAGTTCTTGCGGTTCGCCATAATCAGGTTGTTGGAAAGGGCGTTCAGGCCATAATAAAGCGCCTCCCCCTCCTGGAACAGCTCACAGGTGGTGAAAGGCACAAAAATGGCGGTGCTGCTTGTGGTAAGCCCCCGTTCAATCTCCACCTGGTTCAAACCCAGCGCAAGGGAGGATATAAGCCCCTGTTCCTGCTGGAAGTCCAGCCGCTTTAAGGCACAGTTATATTTCTGGGCGATACCGGAAGCGGAGAGAATATCGTTAAACAATTTCTGGCGCTTCGGTGCAAGATTCTCCACCAGCACCGTCACCAGGAACATCCTTTCATTCCGGCTCTGTAAATCCTGCAAGAGATTTTTCGCTTCTTCCCCATAGGTGGCAAGGTCCGTAGGTATGATGTCCATGTCGTACCCAGCCCGGACCGCTTTTTTCTGTTCCTCAATGGTCATTTTCTGTAAGTCCGACATCTTGCGCTTGATATTTTTAATCGCCTGGGTCTGGTCGATGGACTGGATATGCAGGTTGACCGTCACGGCATCGTCCAGATCCAGAAGCTCTGCCAGCAGCCGGTCTGTCAGCTCCGGGGCTAAAATCTGTAAGAAAGACACTGCCCCGGAATGGTCGGCCACCCGGAAGGTCTTTCCATCCCTGGAAAACGACATGCCGGAGGGCGCGATAAAATCTTTGGTGGAAAGCCCGGTCTTTGGCAGGTCCGCCCAGGTAAAGCGGAACTTTTCCTGCCCGTCCGGGTGGAGCTGGCTGTGCAGAAGTTCCAGACGCTCCAGGCCGTTTAAGGGCCTTGCCTGGACTCCCAGGGTCTTAAAGTTCGCCAGCACATCTGTTTCAATCCGTTCCAGCCGCATTTTTGCGGTCCTAAGGTCGTCCGCCTCAATGCCGAAGGTGATATATTTGCGTTTGGTAAGGCCGTTGTTGCCCTTTTGGAGCTGCCCCTTTAACATATCCGCGTATTCTTTACGGATCCCGTCATATTCGTCGCCGCGGGCGGGGATCTCAATGCTCTTTGCGAAATCCTGCATATTCGCCCGCTGGTTGATAAAAGTAAGCTGCACATGGATGGAGGCGTCAAAGTAATTTAAGAAATCACAGTACCCCTCAAAAATCTGCGCTTTGTCCTCCGCCTGGGCGAGCTGGTAGTTAATATCGAAAAACTGCACGGTCTTGGTGTAAAGCGTGTCCGTCAGCCGGCAGATCCCATCCTTATACATTTCCCGGTAGGGAATACTCTGCTGGGCCGTCTGCGGGGCATCCGCCCTAAGCCCGGCGAGAAAGCCGCCTTTTTTCGGCGGCTTGTTAGAGGCAGTTTTATTTCTGCCTTTTGCTGCGTCGGCCCTGGTCTTTTCTGCCTGCCTGATGTTCCTTTGCAGACGTTTTTCCTGGGCCTCTTGCTGTTTTGTTTTTGGCAATCCTTGTAACCTCCTTTTTTGACATGGTTTTATATAGGTTTTCCGTCCGGTAGGGGCGTTCCTTCGGCCAGAGCTTATAGCGCAGCCGGTTTTTCAGAAGTTTCTCCGCCGGCTGCCCGTCCCGCTCATACATGGCGAAGAAGAAAAAGGGCATCATCAGGCCGATCATCAAAAGCACCGACGCGGAATTGCCGATGGCGCCCCTCGTCAGGAAATAGGCCGGCAGGCCCACAAGACCGCCCAGGCTGAAACAGATGAGCTGGCGCTTGGTAAGGCCCGCCGCCACTTTTGTCTTGACTTTCGTTAAGTCTTTGGGTACGGGTACATAGGGCATTTATTTCACCTCCCATCGTGATAGAATTTCATTATCGTGCGCCGGAATCATGGATCATTTCCTCCGCGGCCGGTGGTCTCTGCACCTTCTGAATCGCATCCTGCAGCCGTTCCCGCAGAGATCTTGGCTGCTCTGCCCGTTCCTCCTGAGGAGAGGAAATATCTTGAACCAACAACTCCACGGCAATACAAGCGTTTGTGTCGGCTGCTGGACAATATTTGACAACTTCCACTAATGGACGGTCGAAACGTAGCAGATAATCAATTTCTTCTGCTGTCAACGAATTTTCTCCTGTCAGATAACGGTAAGCGGCCATCACGGAGGCAATTTCTTCCGACCGGTCTATCAGTTCCCTGTTAGAGCAATCCTCCAGCTTTTCCCTGTAAATGTAATAATCCTTGCCGACCAAGGACATCAACTCCAGATATTTCCGATTCTGTTCTTCCGGTTCGCTTAGTTCTTTTGGAAATTTCCGATCCGCTTGGATTTCCTCCAAAAGTTCACAGATAGGAAAGCTATGAGCATGGGTATTTTCTTCCCAGCACCACCGGGCCACATCTAACGGATCCTGAAAGGAAAGAAGCGCCTCCACCTCTGCCGGGGTAAATTCATGTTCCGCCTTCAGGTAATAATGAAGCTCCGAAAACCCCTGCAATTCGTAAATGCTGCCGATATTCTGTGCGTCCAGCATATCTGCATGGATCTTCAGGCACTTGTCCAGCCGTTCCATCAACAGCCGTTTTGCATCCTGTTCTATAAAAATCACTCCTTCCTCCCTGGCATTGTAATACTGGATTCCACTTCATTTCCCCACACATCCCAGCCCGGCGTCTGCTGCCTTGCGAACAGCTCCAGCCTGGGCTGGTCGCCCATGAGCTTTACGATTTTTTCCCGCACCTCGTCCGGCTTTTTGCTGTGCTGCTCGATATGGGAGATCACAAACTGGTGGATCCCCGCGCACTGGCGTTTCGGGTGGCCTCTGGTCGCCAGCAGGCAGACCTCGGCATTTGAGCGGGTCCAGAACCCCATCCCGTAAAACCAGGAATCCGCTTTCCGGTTCTGTTTGAGCCAGAGGAAGGCTAAAGTCTTATATCTGAATCCCCATGCCTCCATCACCCGGAACGCCTCATTAAGCTGCGGGAAGGTCGCCCACAGGAAAAGTGCGCTGTCTTTAGCGGCAAGTTCCGCCACCGGCAGCGCACATATATCCTCCATGCTCATGGTGGGGTAATGGTTTTCCGCCACGCCGTTGCCGCGCTTCATATCGTAGCGCCAGGGCGGGTCCGCATAGATCACGCTGTATTTCTTTGTTTCCGGCATCAGCGTTCCTGCCCGTTCTTAGCCGGGGCGTCTTTCACCGGCTGGCTTTTGACTTTCCCGGCATTTTCTTTTAAGGCGCCGGACAGGGAAGGCTTCTCCGCCGCGCCCTTTGTGGCTTCAAGGGTGGCCTGCAAGTTTTCAATGGCCTGCCCGTACCCGTCAAGCAGGGCGTCGTTTAACTGCTTTCTGAACTCCGCCGTCACCGGCCAGCAGACATCCTTCCAGTTCCCGTTTTTGTCCTGGGTGGAAGGCATGTTCACATACAGCCCCTTTTCGCCGGAACAGATACGGAAGCCGTCAATCTTGAAGCATCCGCCGATGGTCACGTTGGCAAAGGCTAGCAGGTTCCCCATCGGCGCGATTGGCCGCACCCTCACGTCCAGCGGCAGACCGCCCGCTGTTTCCGGCGCCTGCATTTCCGGGATTGTATTTTCTGTATTTGTTTTACTCATAAAATGAAATCCTCCTTATTCTGAATCTGAATTATGCTATCTTGCGTTAAATATGGATTTGGATAACGAACCTGTCTTAAACAGGGCAAAGGCCAGCAGGACCGTATAGCCCGCCGTGCCCCAGATTGCGCCGTGGATGTCGCCGGAGGCCGGGATCGACTGGACCAGCACCGCATAAATGGCGACGCAGACCAGGATCAAAAATCCCTGGAACCCCAGCGCAAAGAGGGAACGGAGGTACCCCGTCCCCATCTGCCCCCATTCCCGGTTAGCCATCGTGGAGAAGGGGATCGGTGCAAGGCTCACGGTCAAATAAATTTCTATCATCCTGCCGTAGACAATGACGAAGATCACAATGGACAGCACCCACATGCACAGGTTGATGATGTTGGTCTCCAGCCAGAGGCCGATAAGCTCCCACATCCCCATTGCTTCAAGCTGCGTGGAAAGGTCCGCAAGGGCGGCCTCCACATCAAGGCTGCCGTTTATCACGCCCGCGCTCTGCGATACCACGTTCTGGGCGACGTCGAACACCGCCATGACAATCGTAAAACAGTTGGTGAGCAGGTAAGTGGCAACGAAGGTCTTAAAAATCCACTTGAAGATGTTGAATGTGTCAAAGTCGTGCATGTTGTTCTTCTCCAAAATCATCTGAATCAGCTCATACACAAGGACAAAGGTCAGGATCATGCCCGCAATGGGAATGACGACGGTTTCCGAAAGGTTCTGTATCATGGAAAACACGCCGCCATTCCAGCCCTGCGGGGTCTGCCCGACCTGCCCGGCCACATCCGCAACCTGGCTGTTGACCGAATCGAAAATGCCGGTGTACTGCCCGGTGATGGCTTCAATCAGGCCCTCCTTAATCCAGTCTGTTATCCTTTCAAACAGACTGCCCATAGGTCAGCCCTTAACCGAACAGGCCGGCCAGCAGCGGGATCAGGGTTGCGCCTACCAGGGCGATACCGCCGCCCGCCATAAGCTGTTTTATCCCCAAATAGGTGTAGGAAAACGGCTCGATGGCGGGCGGCGGCGTGTCAAG